CGCTAAAGCGAACTGTTCGTCGTTTGCATTTACGTTTTTTGTGTCTTCGGCCGGGAAACCCCAACCCTAACGGCTTCTACATTGCCGGACTGTCCATTTCAATACTTGTGACCCGATCGATCCTGTGTCAGGCCCATTATTAAACATACTACTGTGGATCTTCCCTAAATGCTTACTGAATTTTACAGTCGGGTAGTATGCTTAATGGTGGACCTGGCGGGCACTGCCCCCGCGTCTTGAATCCTTTTCTGTCTACTTCATACAGTCTTAACTTACATTATATATTTATTTCTTCCACTCTGTCAACACAGATTTAACCAAACTGTCAATACTGTTTACCAAAATACGATTTTTATACTTTTTAGCACGAATTGCTAATGGTATCTCTGTACATCCCAAAACCACTGCATTGGCACCCCAATCTATTAGATGCCCAATTACTTGATTAAGTAGTCCTTCGGCCATTATTACCTTGCCTGCTTTGATTAGATCTATAGCAGGTTGTACATATTCTGTCATTTCTCGGTCAGTAGGAGTGATACAATTCCAACCTTGTTCAGTTAGACGTTGTTGATATAACCCTTGACTGATTGTAGCCTTGGTGCCCAGAATACCTATGGTCGTATTGGTAACGTTATTTTCTCTCAATTGATCTGCTACACTATCTACAATGTGTGTGATAGGCACGCCTAACTCTGCCATTGGGCCATACCAAAAATGTGCTGTATTACAGGGAATTATAATATGATCACAATTGGCATTTTTTAATCCCTGTATCCCACGTCTGAGATATTCCCAAGGAGCATCGTCACCGTTGAGTAAACTAGTACTGCGATCTGGGACCGTAGGATCGCTCCATAGAATTACTGGAATATGTTCTTGATCACATCCCGCTGGAGTTTGTTCAATCAATCGCACTAAAAATTCAGCACCGGCCGCAGGACCCATTCCACCTAGTATACCTAGTCTTTTCATTTTTTGTTGTAGAGTAAACTGCTGGCTACGGTCATTACAGTTTGTTGAACATCAACAGGCTGTTTGTCAGCAGGAACTTCGGCCCATCCTACTGAAATCTGTCCAATGAATATACCAGGTTCTGCTGGTACACTGATACGACACATCCACTTGACTCCTTTATCCACATAAACAAAGCCCATTAGGCTCTGAGGTTTCTCATATGTTTGACAAGGTATCTTGCCCGACATCATAGAAATCACATCGTTGTTGTTGTCGTAATTTTTAGTTAGCAGACCAACATCGGTACCATACATAGTCTTTTCTTGGCCGCCCTTACGTGTGACAAAGTATACTAACTTTCTAGTATTCAACAAAGTGTTAACTTCAAATATGGCTATTAGTTCTGCTTGGCTATTCTTAAGTATGAAGTTGGCGGCTTTTTCATACTCACCGTTCATACGCGGTAGTGCTTGTTGAGCACGATAACTTGCCATAAAGGCATCTTTTTCAGTGTAGACAAACCAAGCCCCGCCAAACAGTAATATCATTACAAATATTACTACAATTCGTGCGGGACTTTGTCCAACCCAATTTAGTAGATCAAGAAAGAACTTTTCCATCATCTACTTCTTTGTCGCAGACAAATGCCGTAACTGCTACGTTACCGTGTACGTGACTAGCGGTACGAATCATATCCATTAATGGATCGACTGCAATTAACAATACCAACACTGCTTCACTTGGAAGTTTTAATAAATCACATACAACCGCAACTGTGGCAACTGTTAAAATACCTGTCGTACCTGCTGATGCTAAACCAGCAAGGATACTGCCAAATAATACAACTGCTAGTCCTGTTATACCAAGTGGAGCATCATAAATGTTGGCAATGAATACTGTAGCAATAGCATAGTAAACAATACTACCGATACGATTAACTGTAAAACTAAGCGGAACAGTTAGTTCAACTCCGCCCTTATCAAAATGTAGTTTATGTAGGGCTTCCTGTGCGTAAGGAATACAGGCTAAACTGCTACGTGAACTAACAGCAACAATTAGTGTTTCTTTAGTTTCACGGATAACAGTCATTAGATCTAATCCTGAACGTTTCCAAATTACAATAGTTCCTAGAACAACTATAGCCAGTCCTCCGACAAACTGCTGGAATACAAAGTCAAACATGGTTAAGAAAATACCAACTCCAACTTTGCCAACTTGACTGCTAATCATTGCTAATAATGCAAATGGTAAAAAGTAGTTTAAGAATTTAAAAATACTGATACTGGCCTGTTGAATACTCTTAAGAACTTCAACTAACATACGTTGACCTTCTGTTTTCAAGTGTCCAAGGGCGACACCAAATATCAAACAGAAGATAACAATCTTCAAACTCTCACCATTGTTTAAGGTGTTAAAAATATTTTCTGGAATAAACTTTTCTGCCATCTTACCAGCACTAACTGGAGCAGACTGTGGCATTGGCTCATGCAAGGTAATACTTAATTCAGTTCCAGTATCTTTGTTGTTGACCAGTGATCCAAATTCGGTTTTCTTTTCAGGCGTCATGTCCGTACCGGTGAGTAATACTGTACCTACTCCGATAGTAGCGGCAATAAACATACTACCTACAAAACCAATAATAATTTTGCGGATTAATTCCTGACTACCTTCTTTTTGTAGCAGTCCTATGATACCAACCAGAATAGTTGCTAACAAAAATGGCAGTACAACTACTTTGAGCAAACTGATATAGATGCTACCAATACTGTCAAGGCCCGTGCTAAACTCAGGAACATATACTCCACCAAGGATACCTAGCGCAATTGAACCAAGAATAGTCCACGGACTAGTTAAGAATGTTTTTAAGTAGGCGATCATTTTTTATCCTTCTTTTCTGCTTTGTATCTGTCCATTAACTTTTTAGTGTCAATGTTGTTGTATTCATTTTTAATCACGTAGTTAACAATGCTTAGTAATTGTATTGCTTTAGGATTTACTGCCACTGCAATATAGTCTGAACTATCTGCAATTGTAATTGTTTTAGTGCTAATTGCGGCATCTGGTTTTTCAAATGCAATTTTCTTGATTTCAAATTCATCACGGTAAGCGGCAGCAATGTCACCACGTGTAACTTTATCAATGATCACATCCCATTTTTCTTCTGGAAGAAATTGAGCATTAGGAAAGTTAATACGGGCAAATGTGTCGTAACTGGAGTTCTTGACAAAACTTATTTTGCCATTGAAATCTCTGATAACTTGATATGTTTCTTTGCTTTGACTATTTTGACTCAACCATAAACGATTAACAACTAAACTTTGACGCAGTTTAACATAAGGGTCACTGAATCTAACAACCTGTAGACGAGGGCCAGTTACAGATAGTTTACTAACAGCAATGTCAGCACGGCCATCTCTGATCTGTTCGACAACTTCTGCAAAACTTTCTGCATCGCGTCTGAACTGTACAGGTACTCCAAGTAATACTCCAATACGTTGAGCAATCTCAACGTCAAGACCGTGAATGTTATCGCCTTCTCCGGAGAAGAAAGGAGGAACATCTTTTTTGGTCATTGCTACAACAAGAACATTGGCTTTCTTGATTGCGGCAATATCAGTGGGCAGTGGTACAGTTGACGTGGGAACTTGTGCATGAACAATAGACGAAAACAATACAAGTAAGGTTAAGAATAGTTTTTTCATACAGTTATTTATAAAATAAAATATTATAAACCACCCATATTATATTACATACAGATTAAAAGTGGCGGACTCCGAAGGGCCTATAGGGTCTCCGCCTAACCTTCAAGGGCCTCTCACCCTGCCAACCTGCTACGCAGATTTACCCCTATCAGATATGGTATTTAACTTCTACTAGGGCGCCAGCAACTGACCCAATTTGCATTACTAGTAAATGTCAACTTTTACCAATCCCTTTTGATTCTAAAAATGCCCTGAACTCAGGTCCATCATCGTAGTATTTTGTATTATCGTTACGGGTATGGCCACCACTCAGCAAAAAGTCAATATTATATATTGCACCATATTCGCCAATTAACACCCTTCGTTCTTCGGTACTCAGTAGACCATATGCGTATAATGGAGGATTATATTGATCTACTGTGTAAAATTGTCCGGTAGTAAATGTATAACCATCTATGGTATATGTCCTTGCAATACCTTTGCCTGCTTCTACTGGTTCAATTTTGGTTGAATCAGGAGTATAATCGTGCAAGTTAACAATTGTATAGATACCAGGAGTGAATTCAGCCACTGCATAATCTACGCCATTCACTGCATTTGCTTTTGGAGAAAATGGATTACCGTTGGCATCGAGAGCAAAATAGTTGGGATCGGGAGTTCCTTTGAAACTTTGAACGAAGCCGCCTGTGCCACCACCACCTCCTGTGCCACCACCACCTGTGCCACCACCACCTGCTCCGTTAACAAACACATTGTTCGAACCAGAAGTAATTTTTCCGCCGTCAGTTGAGTCGCCTACCCGGGCTACTCCAATGCCATCTACAAATACATTGGCCGATCCGGCATTGATTACTGCACTGTGAGGGACACAACTTCTACCAGATTTTATTGTATGTGGTGCTGTTGGATTACCTATACATTCTACTGCTAAATTGTTAGCAAAGACCTTAGCACCCTCGCCAGTAGGGCCAGTGATTGTAGTTGTTCCATCACATTCATGACCGGTTGTTGTTGGATCGCCTTGTCTTGCTACGGCTGGCATACTGTTCTCCTAAAACAGTATTTACGCTAGAGCAATACCTGTAGTACCTTGGATGTATTGATCAGAAGCATCTTTCTTGCTGGGAATAACAAAGAACAAGTGACTCTTTTGTAAAGTAATAGTTTCCGAATCACCTAAGAATACCCAAGGAATCATACCCAGGCCGCCTTGGCCCATTGTCAATGCCAGCGGTCTGTTGATTGTAACAGTGGTAGCGTCTTCGCTTTCGTAACGGGCAATGATTTCATCACCGTTGATAATTTTAATACTTACAACAGAACCCTGTGTAATTGGCTTTTTTAATAACATATTATTCCTTTTCGTTTATTTCTAACCATGTATGGTCGCCCATATATTTTACATTCGTTATATATTCGTAGTCAACCGGAGAACCCACGCTCCAATCAGTTGGTCCCATCTGTGTTAATATGGTATGTTGTTTACGTTTGTCCCATACTAACCAATAGAGGTTCCCCATCACAGGTTGAAACTGATATACTGCACCGTGTACAGCATCAGTGACTTCTAATCTACGTTTGATTTGCTGTGCTTGTTTTTCTAGTACAGCAACTAATTCCATGATACGATCATACTCTTGCTGAGCAAACATCCTAGCATGGTTGATCATTAGATCCTTCTGTTTAGTAACAGGAACCATTTCAAACTTAGGTCCTCCTGCTTCAGTAGAGTAAGGAGTTACATTCCTATTAAGAAAAGGAATGAGTGCGCCTGTGCTGGTACTGTCGTAACTATTAATTCCCTTCAATAGATTGGACATATTCTGCGGCCATAGGGAATATTTCAGCAATTACTTTAGCACATTCAATAGCAACCAGCCTATGCTCTTTTTGTGTACCGTTAGCACTACGTAATTCGATAAAGTGAATCCAACTGCGTAGTGTTCCATTCATGTAGATACGACTTTCAATTAGTCCTTCTGGTAATACAGCACGGGCCTGTTCTTTAGCAATACCTTTTTCAATTGCCCATTCATATGCTCTACGTGATTGATCAATAACATTCTGTTGCATCTGTTCCCATTGGTATTCAAGGAAACGATCAGCATCGTTATTTTGAACATCTAATTCTATGCTGTTTTGTCTATTTTTTTCGTCCTGACGACGTGCATTTCGACGTACGAAGTTAAGATCTTTTGTTGGATCAGCGTAACGCTGACTGAATTCTTGGAATGAGAAACTTCTGTGTCTAAGTATCTGTCTGGCAATATCTCTTGTTGTAGTAATTTCGAGACAGGCTGAGACCATTTCGAGAGGACTCCAGTGCTGGTGCTTGATAAGGTATCGTATAAGTTTTTCGGATGTTTCCGTATTGAGTTGATTGTTTGGATTGGACACACGGGCGCAATACGCAATGAGTTCTTGAGCATCATATATTCCTTCGCTAGCCAATTGGCGGCTAGGCTTACTTGATGAAATTAATTTAACTTCCATTTTAACCTCGGGCTACTTGATTGATTTCGTTTTTACGTCGATTATTTTCACGTTCTAGAAATGAAAGTCGTTTGTTTAGTTCAAGGACCTGTTGTTCCATACGTTTTAATTGTTGCTCTAGTTGAGCAATTTTTGGATCACTTTGTTGGTTCGGGATCGTCATGGCAGAGTTTTTCCATTAATTTATAGTGATCGTAGGCTTTCTTAAGTGCGGCAAACTTTTCTAGTCGTTCAGACGTAGGTTCTTGTATAATAGCCAGCCGATCTTCTATGTTTTGTAAAAAATCTCCAAGATCACGCCCCTTCCATTTGATATTACCTTCAAACTCGGCATTACCTGTAACCTGTAGTGAACCATTGCTATTGTTTAAACTACCAATTGTGTAGTTTGAATTAGGCATAGACCACGTTCCATTAGAACCCATGCTAGTGCCAATGGTAGTTCCCATATTACTACCAATAGTAAGACTAGAAAGATCGATAGACGATAGACCAGATATTGTAATTGTGTCAAGACTAGGAATGTCTTTTACTTCTTGGGCAATTATACCAACTCGATTTTCAACCTGCTCTTGCTCTTTAACTTCGTCAGGAGTTACCTGCCATAAGGCAGATCTTAGTTTTTCTAGTTTATCCATTTAAACGGGTCCTTAATTCTGTAAAGCCCCCGACTAACTGATTATCTAAAAATATCTGTGGCAATGTTCTAGCATTAGGTACTGCTTCTATCAATTGTTCTCTTGACCAATCTTTTTCAATGTTGCGTTCTTCAAACTCAATACTTTTTGCTGTTAATAAGTTTTTTGCTTGGTCACAAAAGGGGCAACCGTTCTTACTCCATACAATGGCTTTCATTATTATCCTTTTATAGTTCTGGTAATTCTTCTAACGATACATTATCGCTCATAACACCAATAACATAATTGGTGCTTTCGTTTTCTTGTAACGCAGTTTGTTTCTTGTTGATATTTACATGCTTATTAAACCAAGGAATAGGACTTTGGCGTGGATGCTCTTCAAGGTACTTGATTCCTATATCTTTTAGTCTATTAAAGGCAGTATAATCAACAAATTCTTTTAGAATGTTGGCATTTAGACCAATAACAACCCCTTTACTGAATAGGTATTCAGCCCAGGCTTTTTCTTCTGCTATAACACTCATGTACATAGCATATACTTCATCTTTACATTCTTCAACCAGATCGGCAAAATCAGGATCATCTTTAACAACATTGTTTATCAGCCAAGCAGTCCATTCTGCATGTAACAATTCATCCTGTAGAATTAGACTGATAATATTACCATTACCGATATAGATCTTGTTTTCTACCATGGCTAAACTTGTGGCAAAACTTACCATAAAGCGGAAAGCCTCCAATGCATATGATGCGTGTAGGGCCAACCATATGGCTCGCTTGTGAGTGCAGAGTTCAATTGTTTCTCCCAGTTCCTTACGACAATTAAGAACATGCAGGTCCTCATAGTAACGACCAATATTAGAGGCCATATTAACGATTTCAGCCGTATCGTGAATTTTGTTAAATTCTTCTTTGGGTACTCCATACACGTTCCTTATAATATGGCTGTAACTTTTACTATGAATATTAGTTTCAAAGAAACTCCAGTTACTTACTAGAGCTTCTAACTCTGGAATAGATATAACAGGTTGAAACACTTGTGATGGAGCACGGCCTTGAATCGAATCCAGTGCAGTCTGTCTAAGAAGGTTGCTGGTAAAGATGTGTTTAATTGCATCATTGGCTTCCTTATGATCCATTTTATCTTTAGTCAATGATATTTCTTCCGGCACCCAAAAGAAACCACGTGCTAGTTCTTCAAACTTAGCAATCTTGGGATATTTGACTTCTTCAAAACGCTGTACTGTTACAGGACCTTCTGGGTCCAGAAACATCTTACGTTTAAGATAGTTTGTTTGTTTTGATAAATTGTATTGGGCTGTGCTCATTGTTTATCCTGTTTTGTTAATTCTGTAGTGTTCCATACATTTCTATTATGTATTATATTACCTTTTAACAGTCTCCAAGTTTTTTCCTGGGCTGTTTCTGTCCAAGTAAAGTATAGGCTATTTAACGGCGGTCTGCCTGTTGACTCGTCGTATAATGTTCTATGCTGGAGGTAGTATTTAAGCCAAATACGTTTTCCACTAGTTACTTTAGTGGGTAACCATGCAAAACGTCTAGTTTCCATTGCGTAAAATAGCAATCATGCGTCCTGCCAACATGATTGTAAAAATAAATCCATTTGATCAGTGCCATATCAAGCCATAGTGATGGCAATAAATGCCAGTATAAACATCAGCACTGCGCCCACAACGGGAATCACAATGTGTATGTGTTTGACCACTTCTTCTACTGGATCCTTTTCAGGTTCTTGATTCATACTTCTTCTTCCTTGTGTTCACTGGGATATTTAGCACTGGTATATCTCACAATTAACACACTGACAGCAATCACAAAGGTTGATCCAGCCACCGCTATCATTTCATCTATCTTGATGGGAAGGTGACTCATGATATCCACCATGTGTCGAGTCAGTGCTGTGATGGCGATGTACAGTAGGAAACGCACAGGCATGTGATTGGTTCTAAAATAGATACCCACCATGGCGCCAATTTCCAAATAGATAAACATCAACAAGAGATCGCTCACAGTGGCATGATGCTTGGCAAACAGTTCCACAAAGGTCCAGCCCGCGGCCCATACCGTAGCGGCACCTATGCCAAACAGGGCCAGTTTGTGAAACACACTCACTGCCACATCACCTACTCGATCAATGCCTTG